AACAATCATATTTCAAATCTTCAATGGCGGCCTAGATGGTTTGCAATTCGATACAATCGACAGTTTCGATATCCATATGAAAATCCCATTCCTGTTCCTTTAGTTGATTTGAAAACGGGTGAAGTGAGTGAGAATTCTTTGGAGTGCGCAAAGACATATGGATTGCTCGAGAGGGATCTTGTACTTGCTATTTTAAATCGTACTTATGTGTGGCCTACCTATCAAGAGTTTGGAGTGTTAGATATTGAGTAGTGCGTAATTCGCATAATATAATAGAAGGGTATAGAACATCTCATCTATTTTTTCTAATTATTGATCCGCAAGCAAGGAAAGGAGGGGCATGGCTAATCAAATAAATCTTCAGCCGCAAGTTTTGAATCTTATGTTGTATTCTGGAGATGGTGTAAAGATTCGATTACTGTGCAAAAATAGTGCCGACGCTCCTATTGACGTCACAGGCACCGTCAAAGCACAAGTGCGAGAAAAGCCACTTGACCCAGATCCAGCAATTGTCGAATTTGCATCAAACATGGTGGATTCCTATCAAGGAATTGTGGTTCTTTCTTTGACTGGAAATCAGACAAAAACGTTGTCACAACATCCTTCGAATAATAATGGGAAATTTACAGGGGTTTGGGATGTTCAATGGATAGCTGCCAACGAAGAACCGCGTACGTTGTGCCAAGGTTCGGTGGAGTGCGTGTCTGATGTCACAAGATGAGGATGTAATTATTGTAGTTGAAGGAACAGAAGATGTAGATCTTATTGTTGATATTCCAGAAACAGAGTTGACAGTCACTTCATCTTTTGATGCACTTTTGACGGTTCAAGATTTTAATCCTGTTCGGAAAATAAAAGTCGAATCAGAAGATATTGCTATTCTTCTTGAACCTTTTCCAGAAATTGATTACACCGTAGAAACAGTACCTGATGTGGTTATTCTAGCTGCCGGGAATATTGGAAAGCAAGGACCAGTTGGCCCACCCGGTCCTTTTGGTCCTCCGGGCCCTCAAGGGCCTCCAGGCCCTATGAGTACTGTTCCTGGCCCAATAGGCCCACCAGGTCCTAGTGGTTCTACGTATATTCATACACAAGGCGCTCCTTCTGCATCATGGGTTATTACTCATAATCTTGGTTGGTGGCCTTCGGTTAGTGTGGTGGATTCGGGTGGATCTCTAGTTGAACCTGACGTACATTATGATAATCAGAATCAAGTGACACTTACTTTTGGCTCACCTACATCAGGTAAGGCATATCTAAATCCTGGTGGTGGAACTGAAGATATGGGTATCGAGACTATGTTGTATACACAAGCCGCTCCTGCGACTGTGTGGAATATTACACATAATTTTGGTCGATATCCTTCTGTTACTGTTTCTGATGTATTCAGTAATTACGTTGTTGCAGATGTTCATTATGTGGATGTAGATAACCTTCAAATCACGTTCCCTGTGCCAGTTGCAGGCCGAGCGTATCTTGTGTAGAAAGGAGGACTAATGCCTACTCTCGGGAATGCGCTCGACTTCTCCAAGTACGAAGGTCGTAATCTGCGTACACATCAGCTTGGTACTGCCCCAGCAGCACCGGTAACTGGTCAGCTATATTACAATACAGCTGATAATACGCTATATTGGTGGGATGGAACCACATGGGTATCAGCACGAGGCGGAGCTGCTGCAACTCCTCCAGCAACAGCCGGTTCGCTTGGAACAATTCAGCTTGCTGGGGATTTGGCTGGAACGGCAACAAGTCCTCAAATTGCTCCTGGGGTAATTACCGATGCTGACGTAAATGCTGCTAATAAAGATGGCGCAGTTGGTATAGCATCAATGAGAACGATTGGTCTTGGCGCGCAACAAGCAATGGCAGGTAATACTCGTCTTGACACGATTGCGCAGCCTACAGCTTCAGTAAACATGAATGGTCAGCGTATTATTAATATGCTGGATCCTATTGGTTCAAATGAAGCTGCCACTAAGAATTATGTAGATACAACAACTCAGGGTCTTGATGCAAAAGCTTCAGTAAAAGTTGCAACTACAGTTTCAATTGGCGCAGGTGGGATCCCTGGCGGTCAGCAAACTATTGATGGTTATACAACCGGCAATGGCGATCGAGTTCTAGTCAAAGATCAGTCCAATTCACAAAATAATGGAATTTATAGTACGAATACTGGTGGTTCTTGGAGTCGTGCCACTGATCTTGATATTTGGGGAGAAGTACCATCAGCGTTTGTATGGGTAGAGCAAGGTACTGTAAATGGTGATACTGGATGGGTATGCACAGCAGATCAAGGTGGAACTATTGGTACAACGCCAATGCCTTGGACTCAATTCTCGGGTGCAGCTCAAATTGGTGCTGGAGCAGGTCTTACAAAGACTGGTAGTATTCTTGACGTAGGTGCTGGTGCTGGTATTCAGGTTAATGCAGACTCGATTCAAGTGGCACCTGATGGTATTACTAACGCAATGATTGCTGATGGTGCTGTTGATCTTGCCTCTGCGGATGTAATTAATACTCTACCCATTACTAAAGGTGGAACTAACGCTACAACAGCTCCGGCCGCTCGTACAAATCTTGGAGCTACAGGATATTACTCCTCTGCTACTCATGGTGCTGGCGTCACTATTACAGTTCCTGCAGCTACTCACACTTTGGGAGCAAAGCGCGGGATTTTCGTTCAGGTACAGGATGAAGCCAGCGGGGCAATCGAGATTCCGGATATTGTTGTTGCTGCTAATGGTGATGTTACGGTGACTTATGGAGCAGCTGTTGCAGCTAACTCTAAGAGGGTGACGGTGATTGGATAATGCCTGATATTGTAGGAACTCTCAAACCACCAAAATTGGCAACGGCTCCTACTTCTCCTGCGCTTGGACAGATGTATTTTGATACCAGCACTAATAAACTAATGAACTGGAATGGAACTAGTTGGGTATCGGCTTCGCAGGGTTCAACGGGTCCTCAAGGTCCACCAGGTCCTCAGGGTCCAGAAGGACCTACTCGTTTTGGTCTAGAAGCTATTGGACCTCAAGTAAATGATCTTAATACGATCGGGAGTAATGGTTGGTATTGTACTATTCCTGGCGTTACCAATGCTCCTGTTAATGATTATGGCGCGGTTATGTTTACGAATGTTACTTATACTGCTGCTGGCCGAATGTTTTTCTTTCAACATGGAACTTCAAATGTGTGGATGCGTACTCTCAACGGTGGAACTTGGACGGGTTGGACTAAAACATGGCCGCTTGATGATGCGAATCTTCCAGGTCGAATCGCAGCTATATATCAAGGACCAGTCAGTAATGATCTCAATGTTCAAGATTCAGGGTGGACAAATTCAGATAGTTCAACTGCTAATCGACCATCTGATAATTACTGTGTAGTCTTTACAGTTAGACATTCAGGTGGAGGTATTGCTTCCCAGAGAGCAGTCGAGGTAAATGGCGGCCGAATGGGAACTATTTGGCAACGTGTGCAATGGGGTAGTTGGACTTCTTGGGAAAAAATATATCCGCTTAGTGATAATGGGTTGCCACCACGTCTTCAATCAGTTTCTCCGGCTAGTGGTGATCTAAACTCGATGCAAACTAATGGTTGGGCTTATGCGAATAGTTCATCTAATATGCCACCTAGTGGAGATACTCAATGGTTTGTTGAATTTATTTCATGGGGTAGTGTTGGATATGGAACGCAAATTGCTCATGCGCTTAGTTCAAATGATATGTATAAAAGACGTCTAATTGCTGGAAATTGGCAGCCATGGGTTAAGGTATATCCTCTACCTGCAAATCAAACTACAATTGATGATTCTAATCTTCCGGCAAGACTCAAGTCAAACGATTGGTTGAATAATATAACAGATGCAAATAATGCTCTACAAAGCGGATGGTATGGAGTGTCCGGTGGCGCTAGTAATAATATGCCGACCTCTAGCGATTGGCATCTGCAAGTGTATGGATACGATGGGTCTTGGTGTATTCAAATTGCATACCAGTTTTATCTTCAAGAAGCTTGGATTCGTAATAAAAATAGTGGTACGTGGCAGCCGTGGCATCAAATGTATAGCTCTGCGAGTGGTCCGGCAATGCCTGGCCGTCTTGAGAGAGATACCACAACTTATGGTGTTTCAGTCAGTGACTGGAATAACGCTAGAGAAAATGGTTTCTATCAAGGCCCACCCGGATCGACGAATGCGCCTGATGGTAGTTGGTACCTTGGGATTGTTGTTGCACATAGATCAGTAAGTCCCGCGTATATCACTCAAGAAGTTTGGGAATTTACGAGTTCGCTTCAAACTCCTCGTTGGCGCCGTGTATGCTCGAATGATGCTTGGCAGCCTTGGTACAGAGTTTGGGAAAATGATTGTGGTTTGGCACAAAATATTCCTCCGGGTGGCGCATGGGTTTACTTTGCAAAGCCATTTCGTTATGCGCCAACTGTTGTAGCTACTTGTACAACATGGGAAGGTAATGGAGTTACACAGGCGCAAATTCAAAATGTTGATACCGGAAAATTCTTTCTTGTGCATGCGTCCGGCAGTACTTTGAATTTCCAGTGGATAGCTTGTGGTCAATAGAAAGGAGTAAAGAATGCAGATTACTTTGCAGATTTCACTCGGACAGGGTGAAAATCTAGCTAAGTCTCCAAATGATATCGCTCATGATGTTATGACTGCTATCGGTGGAGATTTCGAGCAGGATGGAATTTCGTTGCAAATGTTTGCCTCTTCGAATCCTCCTCCTCCTCCGGCGCCGCCTCAAACTGAAACTCCTGGGGTTGTAGAGCCTAAGCCTCCTCGTGTCATCGGAGGATGACTGAAAATCGGTATCAAGCTAAACTGATCAAAAAGCTTAAGCAGAGATTCCCAGGCTGCATGATCACAAAGACGGATACCGGATATCAACAAGGATTTCCAGATCTGATTCTCTTGTGGCGTAATCATTGGGCTGCACTCGAGGTTAAGGCATCTGTAGAAGCTGCGAGTCGACCTAATCAAGATTACTTTATTCGCCAGTTGGGCACAATGTCATTTGCTGCCTATATTTATCCCGAAAATGAAGAGGAGGTTTTGAATGCGCTTCAACAGGCATTTGAATCTCCAAGGCGAGCACGCGTTTCTAAGTCCCAGTCAGTACCATTGGATTCACTACACTCCTGACCGGCTAATCGATCGTTGGACCACTGCTCAAGCCTCGGCGTACGGAACTATGCAGCATGAGTATGCTCATAGAGAAATTAAAGAAGGTCGTCTTTCAGATCTAGTTGGCACTGTTGGATTGTATATTAACGATGCCATTGAATATAGAATGACATGCGAACAGGTTCTGTTTTATTCTGAGAATTGTTTCGGAACAGCTGATACTATCTCGTTTCGATACAACACTCTTCGTATTCATGATTTGAAAACCGGAGTCTTTCCAGGTTCTGTTCATCAACTCGAAGTTTACGCAGCTCTCTTTTGTTTGGAATACGAAAAAGACCCATTCAAGATTAAGATCGAGCTGAGAATTTATCAGAGTAATGAGGTAATGATATTTGATGCTGATCCAGAGGACATCGCATTCATCATGCAACGAATCCAGGAATTTGACAGAATCATCACCCACAAGAGACTGGAGGAGGAGTCGTGATTCGTACTCATGAAGAGCACCTTGCGCATTACGGCATCCAACGTCGCTCTGGTCGATATCCTTGGGGATCCGGAGACCCTGAGACAACACGGAATCGTGATTTCCTCGATTCGGTGGATATACTCAAGAAGCAAGGAGTGAGTGAAGCTAATATCGCCAAAGGTATGGGCTTGACGGTATCTGAGCTTCGTGCCAAGAAGACTATTGCTGGTGCTCAAGTAGCACAAGCAAAGTATCTCACAGCACAGCGTCATCGTGACGATGGTTGGGGATATTCTGAGATTGGGCGTCGTATGGGTCTCAATGAGTCTTCTGTTCGCGCTATTCTTGCTCGAGGAGAGAAAGATAAGGCGAATAAACTTCAAACCACAGCCAATATGCTCAAAGATCAGGTTGCAGAAAAGAAGTATGTGGATATTGGTGTCGGGGTCGAAAGGCATCTTGGTATCACCAGGAATAGTCTTGACACTTCTGTGGCTATGCTGAAAGAAGAAGGATATTCTGTTTATACCATCAAGTCGCCTCAGCTTACTACCGGTCAGTCTACAACTGAGAAAGTTCTAGTTCCGCCTGGAGTAAGTCTTCATGATGTTCAGGTTAATCGCGGTCAGATTCAGTTGCCTACAACAAGCTCTGTGGATTATGGTAGAAGTTATCCCAATACAATTCAGAAGCCTATCTCGGTCAACTCTAAGCGGATCGCAATTAACTATGCTGAGCAAGGTGGGGACAAAGCTGATGGTGTAATGTATGTTCGTCCTGGTGTAGATGATCTTCGTATTGGTAATAAACGGTATGCTCAGGTTCGCGTTGCTGTAGACGGTACTCATTACCTTAAAGGTATGGCCGTTTACAAAGATGATCTTCCTGATGGCGTGGATATCGTGTTCAATACGAACAAGTCGAATACAGGGCGAAAGAAAGATGTAATGAAAGAAATATCCGATGATCCTACGAATCCATTTGGATCGATTGTTCGACAAGTTCATGGACCGACAGGAAAAGTTAATTCAGCTATGAATATTGTCAACGAAGAGGGATCATGGGATAAGTGGAGTAGAACTCTTTCGTCTCAGGTCTTGTCGAAGCAAAGTCCTGCTCTTGCTCGACAGCAACTTCATGTGACTTATGAACGTCGTATTAGAGAATTGGGTGAAATCAACTCTCTTACAAATCCGACTGTTCGTAAAGATCTTCTTATCAAGTTTGCTGATGAGACAGATTCAGCAGCTGTGCATCTCAAGGCGGCCAGTCTTCCTAGACAGGCAACGAAAGTTCTTCTTCCGATCAAGACAGTAAAGGAAGGTGAGATCTATGCGCCATCATTCAGAGATGGAGAACGTGTAGCTCTCATTCGGTATCCTCATGGTGGAACGTTCGAGATTCCTCAGTTGACAGTGAATAACAGGAATCGTGAAGCTCGTCGAGTTATGGGAACACAAGCTGAAGATGCGGTTGGTATTAACCATAAAGTTGCGCATCGTTTGTCTGGTGCAGACTTCGATGGTGATACGGTTCTTGTGATTCCTAATAACAAGGGGTCCATCAAGAGTACTCCTGCGCTTGAAGGACTTCGTGGGTTTGATCCTCAAATCTACAAACTTCCTAAGGATTCTCCGATTCCTCGTATCAATCCTGTGCGTAAACAGCAAGAGATGGGTAATGTCTCTAATCTAATTACAGACATGACTATCAAAGGTGCGAGTACCGATGAACTTGCTCGTGCTATTCGGCATTCTATGGTAGTCATCGATTCTGAAAAGCATGAGCTCGATTTTGCACGATCTGAGAAAGACAATGGGATTAGGGATCTTAAGGAAAAGTATCAGGGAAGTAAGAAGGCTGGTGCTTCGACACTTATCAGTAGAGCTGGAGCTCGGGTATTCGTTCCAGAAAAAACCCCCCGCCCTGCATCAAAAGGGGGGTCTATTGATCCGAAGACAGGGAAGAAAGTCTTTGTGCCTACGGGTCGTACTATTACGGATCGTAAGACGGGAGCTCAAGTAACTAAGCTGGTTCGTTCTAAGAGATTGGCTGAGACAGATGATGCCCATACTTTGGTATCGAAACCTGGTACTGAGATGGAAGATCTTTATGCGAATCATTCTAATCAGCTTAAGAGTCTTGCTAATCAAGCGAGAAAGGAATCTCTGTCTCTTAAAGCGGCTCCCTATTCTCCATCTGCAAAAGCCGCCTACTCAAATGAAGTGGCATCTCTTAATGCGAAGTTGAACGTAGCTCTTATGAATGCCCCTCTTGAAAGACAGGCCCAGCGTATTGGAAGGACCCGAGTCTCTCAGCAACGGCAGGCCAATCCAAACATGCCCGCCGAAGAGGTGAAGAAGGTCAAGCAATTGGCCTTGAATGACGCCCGTAATAGAACAGGTGCAGGTAAAGAACGGATTCAGATTACACAGTCTGAGTGGAATGCTATTCAGGCAGGTGCAATTAGTAAAGACAAACTAGAGAAGATTCTGTATAACGCCGATACTGATACAATCAGGCGCCTCGCCCTGCCAAAACAAGCTCATACATTCACCCCCACTATGGTGAGAACAGCCCAGGTTATGACTGAATCTGGGTACACACAACAAGAGATTGCTGATCGTTTGGGTGTGGGCCTGACCACGCTCAAGGTAGGACTGAGTGAGGCATAGCACATGGCTGATACAGAAGACACAACTGAGTACATGCTTACAACAGTAGACAATCCATTCGATCCTTTCACAAGGTTTGACGAATGGCTTGAGTATGACACGATGAAGGGATACAACACGTCTGGCATGCTGGCAAGGATTGCAAATGTTTCAGATGATTTATCCGAGCCGGACCAGGCCATCATCATCCAGCACGCAATCGATGAGATTCTAAAAGAAAATGTTTCAGGAATGTGGAGAAAAGTTTCACGCACATCTGTGCAACAATTTGTAGAAGGTTGAGTCATGGGTTTTCATGATGGGCATATCAAAAAGAAAAAGGATCCCATACCATGCTACATCGCCTACTCTATGGTCATTGGGCAAAATGGTTTCGCTGTGATTACAACTTCTTGAGTTGGCGTTATTGTTGTGCTGTTTGTCAACCCAATCATCCCGACGCCCCATGCCCCTGCCCAGAGGTATAGGTCTTGATGTTCATCGATTGATTGAAAATTAATTTGGAGAAAACAAATTAGAAAAAAAATTAGAAAAAAAATTTTAGAAAAAATTTGGGAGGGTGAAAAGAGGGGGGAGGGGGTAAAAAAAAAA